CGTGCACCGCGACCGGCGGAGCGACTCCGGCGATTGAGTTCACCGAATCGAACTGAGGTCCCGGTCATCAATTTACGCCGATGCGGAGCGCGGGAACGGTGCCGGCTGCAGGAACCTAAACTGTGGAAATACCACGGAAATTACCGGGTGCCGTGGATCAGTAGCGTAGGATACCCCGGTTTAGTACCCCGGTCCCGAACGGGGCGGCGGTGCGCGTCAACAAGGAGCACGGTAGCATGCCCGCGCCGGGGCAAGGCGTGTGGGGGTTCTGCGTGTTTAGATGGCCATTGACGGTCGCTGCTTCAGCCCTCGCCGCGATCGGCATCGCGCTCCTCATCTTTTCCGCCCCCGCGGGCGCGTCTAACTGGGTTGATTCAGGAGCCGGCGTAATGCGCGCCGGTGTCCGCATACCGGTGTTCCTCGATCTGGCCAGCGTTACGCGCTCCGAAGCGGTAGTTACTTTCTGGGTGAAATTGCCGGGGCCATTCACCGATCCGCGTCTAGCGAACATCAAAAATGGCCTCGTAGCGAACGAGAAAATTCTCCTGTCAGTCGACTGCGCCAAGAATCTTGAGGCTATTACGCAAGCCGTTGTCGAATGGCCAGATGGTACGACTACCGCTGGCCCGATGAATGAGCCTGACAAAGCGTTTTCCGCAATTGTCCCCGATAGCTGGGTAGATACCCTACATAGCATTGTCTGCTCAAGTTCACACACGACACCGGCAAAACCGGGGAAGGTGCCCCGGTAGGCAGCAAAACCGCGTGCGCTAGCGCCATATCGGGCTGAATTCGACAGGCTTAACGGCTGACGCGCCGTCCCAACTGAGCGACAATTCGCGCCTATGACTGACGCTTGCTAGCTATGAGTACCTGCTGTCAGCACGATTGGATCGATTTGCTCGCGGCTCTTGGCCCCACGCTCGCGACCCTTTTCGCGGCAGCAGCGACAATAAGCGTATATCGCAGGGGCGAGAAGTTGCAGCGACAACTGGTTCGACCTCTTATCGTCATTCGCCAGGGAGTGGATCCAGCCGCGCCATTTTGGCGGTGGCGGGTTGAGATACGCAATGAGGGGAAGGGCGCTGCCAATATTGAATCATTCACCGTTGTCGCGAAAGACGAAATCTTGTCCCCTGAAGCGATGGAGCCGCCGAGCGACTTCTGGAGCCGCGTGTTCAATAAGCTCGGCGTGCTTAGAATCCAAAAGATAGAGAGCGCTCATTTGGTGTCGCCTCCTCTAAGTATTGGGGGAGGCGCTTCGTATTTGCTGTGTGATGCATTCTTTGCCGGGGAGCGAAAGGAAATAGACAGCATTGTTCGTGGTCTTGAGATTGGAGGAATATGCCGATCTGAACTCGGCGATATCTCAAAGTTTCGCGGGCGATACGGTGCTGATCCGTGAGAATCAGTCGTGTGACGCTCCAGCAATCACCCCGCAAATCGGAGTAGCACATGCCCACCGATATTGACACCGACCTCGATCTCCCTATCAGCCACGCCATCGCGGACGGTTGGGCGAACTTCTCCGAGACGGTAGCGCCCGGGATCGGCGGGAGCGCGCACGCCGAAGCGCATATCGCCTTTTACTTCTCCGCCATGTACGTACTGCAAATCGTGAAGCTGATTGTCGCGGACCGTTGGGCGGAGGACGCGGCGCTCGCGCTGGGGATGCTGGACGCGGAGATCGAAGAATTCATGGAGGCGCACGCGGTGGCGATGCAGTAGAGGCGACAGGATTTGGCCGGTACCCGCGGGGCAATGGTGCAGCCTCTCATCGCCCGACTGCTTGGCGTACACTGCGCTCGCGCATGAAGTGGACCATAGGTATCGCCGCCACGCTGATCGCCTTGCTCGTGGGAGCAGTGGTTCGTGCGTACGTTATCGCGCAGCTTTGGGGCTGGTTCGTGGCGCCGGCTTTTCACGTGCCCGAGATCAGTATGTCGACGGCCTTCGGCTTGAGTCTGTTCGCCGGCCTGTTCCTTCCGCCACCACAGACTCCTGACACTACAGGTATGGACACGCCAGAGCTGATAGGAAAGCTCGTCGGTCTCTTCCTCGGTCAGCTGCTGGGATACGGCTTCGCGCTCGTGCTTGGAGGACTGGCGCACAACGCGGCGAGTTAAAATGCGGGTGCAAACCAGCCCAAAACATTATGAAGAGCGTCCATTTGCGGCCACGCTTTCCGAAAGCGCGAACAGGCGGCCCCACTCTTAGAGGCGGCGGCCGGCAGCCGGTCGCATTGTTCAAGCGGGGGGATAAAACGACCAAGGGCCTCTAAAACCAACCCGCGCCGCGCTCTGCGCTTCGCGCTGAGATCCCGACAAGGCACGCTGTCTGCGCTGCTCAAAGTCGTGCTCGATCTCGGCGAGGCATATGAGGAGTGACCAACTTAGCAACGTGCCACCAATCGTTTGGTAATTGGTAGAGCCGTGCAGAGAGTCGTTGCGCCAGCTGTATATTAAATCGAATGGATCCTGTGTATTGTCGAGAGCCGTCAGGTAGCTTCTGAGTTTATCAATCAAGGCCAGAAGCTGAGGCGAAGCTACAACTGAACGGTGTAAATATAGTAGGTCTCGCAAACTGCTGCATTTGTTGGGTCCCGGTGCATAACTTCTCTGACTTCCGTCGCGCCGGGGAACTGAAAATGGCGACAGAATACGTCCGTCGAATCCCACGAATGATGAGCAAGCTCTCTTAGTCATTGCCTCAAGTAACGGGAAACTGAGATACGCAAGCGCGAGATGTGCAGATTGTGCAAAGCACATCGCATGATGATGTTGGATCGTGGAGGGCGATCGGTAACTTGCGAGTGCGGTATGCACGGTTAACCCAAAAAGATTCCGGATCTCTCGCTGATTGGCGGCGAAAAGCTGGGCACGCGGAGGGAGTAGTAACTCCGCGCACCATGCCCAAAGAGAAAAATGATCGTCATCGATAATCGTATTTAAACCAGGGAGAAGCAAAACCCTTGTAGTGCCCGTTACCGCCGCACATAGACATTCAAAATCTAGCTCAGGAAATACGACGCCATTGGCAAGCAGTCTGAATCCCGCAGATTGCGGTCCGACCGCGGCGCCACCACCTGCGGGCGTGCTCGCGGTATAGCAGGCGTCGCAGAGCTGCTCGATTTGGCTCGCCGAAATGGGAGGGACTGCGTTCATGATGGCAGCAATAATGAGGGACAAATGCGATACCGTCTATCACACGACCCCAGCAGGCGGACACTCCCACCGCACCGACACGTCCGCATCATGGGCCCCGCATCGGCTGCACCGGAGCCGCTTAAAGAGCGCGGCGCCGTATAGGCCGCGGAACTTCTCCGGGGACATTTCTGCTGCATAGCCGCAACGGCGGCAAGTAACGCGCGCAACGTGTCTCCCTTCGGGCATGGCGACGCAGAGTAGGGACGAGATCGGCGGGCGTCCATGCAGTACTGGCGCGGCCGGAGTACTGTATGGAGGAAGTGGAAGCGCATATCCACGTCGAAATTAACGGGTGTGTTTTATGAAGTGGCGATCCTTACTCATTGTTGCGGCGTGCGCGGTGATGTTTTCACCGTGCGGTCGCGCCGACGATAGTGGCGCCGCAAAGCTTGATGCCAACTTTCTATTGGCGCAATGCACCGCTGTAGTACGATTCCTGGATGGAGATCGGACGGTCGACAGAGAGGCGGTAAATTTTTGCCTCGGCTACGTCAACGGTTATTTGACTGGACACAATGACGCCATCTTTCAAAACCAAAATCAAAACCCGAGATCCAATGCCAAACTCGTATTTTGCACAACCAAGAGAGACGTCAGCGGCGGCCAGTTGGCAAGGGTATTAGTAAAGTTTTTGAGAGATCATCCGCAGTCCCTCGACATGTCGCCCGACGTGCTGACGATGCTGGCGTTCAAGGAGGCGTTCCCGTGTAGCGGGAACGAGTAGCTCGCGAGTGGAAGCCAAATGACCGGGAAGACATCTCCAACCGTGCTCGCGCTGCTGCTCTCGTGCGGCACGGCGCAAGCGGCGGAGTGGTTTTCGCTCGGCAAGTCTGTCGCCGGTGACGAAACCTTTGTTGATGTTTCCAGCGTTCGGGTTGCCGGCCCTATGCGGCGAGCGTGGTTTAAGACCATCTATGTGCCGCATAAGACAAAAGAATCAACCGGTCCCGACGCGAATAAGTGGTGGCATGAGGGCTTGCAACGCAAAGCATTCAATTGCGCCGAAGAAACAGCTCGCAGCGAGGCGCTCACCGTGTACTACGAAGACGGTACAAATGGCAGCGACCCACCAGCTGCCTATCCGACAAGATGGGAACCGGTTGTTCCGGAGACTGTATTGAACACCGAGATGCAATTCATCTGCGCGTGGAAAAGCAAGATAAAGTGAGCGCGTTCCAAAGCAAGTTCCCAGGTGCTTTCGAAACTGGAAAAATGATCTTCGACCTAGCCCAAGGCTGCTACGCCTATGAAACTGTCATTCAATTGGCGAGAGACCCGCGCAGTGCGACAATCGTGCCAGACAGCGCGCTCGGTGATCGTGTGCTCGTTGCGACGCTAGACAGAAAAGATGGATCTAAGCACCGGTATGACGTATCTCATCACCTGAAACTGAGTAAGGATCACGCATTCATCGCGCCGCAAATCCAGCGATCATGGTACGTTGGGGCTCTCGTTACTGCCGGCGATGTCCTAGAAAAATATCAATATTTTGACCATGGGCCAGAACTGGAGCTTATCTACCATCTACGGAATGGCGTTGCTCACGGGAATGCGTTCAATCTAACCAAGGCCGGCAAAAGCCGCTTAAAGCGCTATCCAGCGTACAACCGGCCCTTGCGAAGACGAGAAGAGGTATTTCATATTGTTCCGACCTTGGGCGGCCAGCCCGTTCTTTTTGATTTTATGGCTGCGGCAGATGTAGTCGATCTTCTAATCACGGCAGCCGAACGCCTAAAGGATCTTGAGCGTGGAATTCTTGGTCCTGGAGTGTATACGTCCGTTTTCGGATAGATGCATCATTGGCCAGGGGCGCCTATGCATTGTCCATCGTCTAGACCCGGAGGGACCAAAGGTTGAATATCACTTTCGTCGGTCAGTACGGCTCAGTTAAGGATATAACGTGGGAGGGCGTACCGCCCTTCGCAGTACTAACCGGACGGAACGGAGTCGGTAAGACGCAGCTGCTAGAGGTGCTTGCGGCAACATATGACGCGCTGCCTGAGAACCCGCAAAATGAAGCTGCTGCCGCGTTAAGGGGGCCGCGTCACGGAAAACAATCTGTCGCGAGCGCGACGATTGACGGCGCGACCTTTAAAAAAGGCGAGGTCTTTCACTCATATAGTACATGGACTGTGCTTGGAGGCGGTTCGGCTTCTCCAGACCAAATTAGGCAGAGAATTCTGTCAGTTCGCGGACCCTGGCGCTCAACCGATCCACCATGGATCGCCACCGAGGTTGCAAGACGTGCGGGCGTGGCCGTTGATCTCGTCAAAACCCTTACCGATTTACAACTCGAAGAGTTCGTTACCCCCTATCTGCTTTGGGGGCAATCGCTGCCCGCGTTTTCGACAAACCTTGCATTTTTGTTTCTTGCGTATCGCATATTTGAGGATCACGCACTGAAGAACGGAAAATCTGCATCGGAAGTGCGCACGCTCTATGGCGAAGCTCCGTGGGACGTACTGAATGCAATCTTCACTGCAGCGTCTCTTCCATTCAAAGTTATTTCGCCCCAACTGGTGGGTCGGCATTCGCTTTTTGAGCTTAACTCTTATGAGCTGCGACTAGTGGATACCGATGAAGGCCGCATCATCCCTTTAAATATGTTGTCCTCGGGCGAGCGCGTAATCATGTCCACCGCTCTTTGGCGCTTCGGTGTGACAGAAGTAGGGCGTCACTATAAGTTGCTACTTCTCGATGAGCCCGACGCCCATCTGCACCCGTCAATGACGCGCCGCTTCCTCGATGTGATTCAAAGGATATTTGTCGAAGAACATGGCGTGCAGGTAATCATGACCACTCATTCGCCATCAACGGTGGCCCTCGTTCCCGAGAGTAGCCTTTTTGAGATGCGACGGGTCCAGCCGCGAATCCAGCCCGCGATAAGCAGAGAAGCGATGATCGCGGACCTGACTGACGGCTTTGTCGTTGTACACGAGGGCATGCGCGTCGTGTTTTGTGAAGGTATCCATGACAGCCCATTTTACGAGATGGTGTGGGAGCGCCTTACTGAAACTGAAGTGCTCAGCCGACCCATAAACCCTCGGTGGATTCCCCTAGCACGGACGCCCCCACTCGTCTTCATGCACGGCAAAGGTATCGACACGATTACGGCGATCATTCCGCAACTTCGAGCGGCGGGCCTATCGCACTTTCATGGGTTGATTGATCTTGACGATAGCAACGCGCGCCGAGATGGAATTCATGTAATCGCACGCCGGGCCTTAGAGAACTATCTGTTCGACCCCATTAGCATTTGGTGCTTGTTGCATAACGAAGATCGGCATCCGGCTGTGGACGGAATTAATGTCCCGCGCGGCCAGCGGGCTGTAGTAACCCGAATGAATGACAATGAGCTTCAAAGTATTGCGGACAAAGTACTGAGCATGGTCCGGGCGTTTCTCTCAGTCCCTACACCAGATGAGAACCGGATCGAGGTGTCGTTCATTACTGGAAAATGCCTGCACTATCCGGCCTGGTTTTTGCACTCTAACAAGGACGTGTTAATGGCAGCATTTAAGAGGGCATTTCCACGATTGCTAAAAGACAGCTACGACGAACTCGTAACAAGTTTCGCGACACTCGACATGATTCCAACGGACTTGGCCGAATTGATGAGGGCCATTCAACAACCGCGCGGCGCCAAACATCGGTCCGCCACGCCTGATGGCGAGAGCTGACCAATAGGTGACGCGTTGGATCTGCCGCATTTGAGGGTTGGGATACGCCCCGTGCTCCGCGTTAGTGCGGGTCGAGGAGCGACGCGAATACACCCACGTGCCGTGTACTCGCCGATGGCCGTCTCGTGACCTTACGGCCGCTTCACCCCGGAGATCCTGGTAGGCAGCGGCTGCAGTCGATTTTGCATGAAGCGAGTGTCGAACTGCTGCACTCGCGGCGCGTTCGTGTCCGCGCCCGTCCTCGCAAAAAACTGTTCGGGACTTACCGGCCAGCGCGCGATGCCTCCGCGTTCGCCGCCCAGAACTCGGCGTTGCCCTTGTTGATGCTCTCGACGAGGTCGCGCGTGGCGCCGGCGAGCGCTGCGCCGTCCGCGGCTACATGTCGCCGGTCGTCGACTTGCGCGCCGGTTGAGGCGGCGCGGCTGTCGGCTGTACGCGCCGCTCCGCTTTCCCAGTGTTCGCGGTTGCGCCGGTTGATTTCCACTATCGTATCTGCCGCGCTCGCGGCGCGTTGTTCAAAATTGGTCAAGCGCCGCCCGCTGTCGCCGGTCGTGATGGCCGTGCCGCTGGCATCCACCCGCCACCCCTGACCTAATGCGTAGCTCATAAAAAGTTTGCCCACCTCATCGCGCACGTTTCTTGGCAGGGAAATGAGTGCGTCTTCGATACCATCCCAAATTGTCCCGGGGTCGCAGATTCCAGAGATGGCGTTCTTAGCGGGCTGGTCGTTGGGATCTTCCGCAGAAAGGATGGCATCCCGCGTCGGGACGCGTGAAAAGCGCGGGTCGAGAGCGAGCTTGCCGTCGCGGATACAAAGGCGGAAGTCGCTTTCGGCCTTATTTGGAATGCGTTCACGGACTTGCATATGAACTGTTCGAGGGGTCATTTGTGTCTATCTCCTGGTTAAAAGACTATTGACTGCATCGGAAGAAAATGGGCGCCCGCAAAAAGCGGGACGCTGACCGCCGCAGGATGGAAAGGGACCCGCGCGCCAGCCTTTCCCCGTTGTTTGGGACACGGTTGAACTGGTCCCGCCGCCCATGAAGCGCAGCGGCCGCGATCTCAGGAGCCCACCCCGAATCGCGCTTCAATGCCATCACGCCGCCTCCACAGCGTTTGTCGCGTCGCTACCGTCGCCCGCGATCAGTCGGGCTCGCCGCGCGGCCCAATCCTCGGCGTGCTGATTGATACGGGCGCGGTGCGGGTACGCCGTGCTGGCTAAGTCTGCCGCGTAGCGGCTGCTCTCAAAGAAGCCCGGCGGCTCTAATGCTTTCGTGACCGTTGCTGACGCGGGATAGAGTGGCGCGCCGCGCGGGCGGGACGCCGGCAATAACGGGATCAGCCGTTCACGAAGCAATACGGCGGTGGCCTCGTGGCGCTCGATTTCTGCCGCGATCTCTTCAGCTTCCGCGATGAGGAGCCGCTCGACCGCGTTTAAGAGAGCCGCCTCCGCAGTCTTCGCTTCGACCGCGAGACGCTCGCGGTTGGCCCGGGCTAGGCTGACGGCGTCCTCGGCGCTGACGAGTGCACTCTGTTCGCGCTCGTGCGCCGCCATTCGGCTCGGATCAACTCCGATCTCCAATCCGAGAGTCGGCTTGTCCGCCGCGAGGGCGGCCTGAAGGTCGCGTGCCCTCTCGGATCTAGCTGCTTCTATTGATGCTCGATTGCGTTCTACCGCCTTACGGCGCGATTCCGCGAAGCGCTCTGTCCGTTCGAGGGCCTGCACGGCCTGGAGGAGCCGCGCGTCGGCTTCCGCGCGATTGGCTCGCGCCGCCTTAACTTTCGTCAACAAGTCATCCGTCAGTGCGTTCGTCATATCGTCCTCTCAATTATCGCGACTTGAATCGATTGCTCTCGGCCTCGCGCATCGCGAGCCGCCGCATCTTTCGTGCGCGCCTGCGTGCCCATCCGGCGTGCCGCTTTCTCATCCCGCGCACCTCGCCCAAATTTCCAGCGCACGGCGGCCGGGCTGGAAGGCGATCATCACGGCGTCAGCTAGGTTTGGTGATCGAGTGCCGGCGGGAGCTTTGTCCACGCAGAGTTTTCCGACGCCATTGACGCTGTAGGTGGGCTGGGAAAGTTCGACCGTGAGCGCCGTCAACTCCTCGAGCTGCGGATTGATGGAGATGATCTCATCCGGCTCGTACGGCATTCGATCCACAACCGCGCGATGCGTGGCCTGGAATCTCAATCGAAGCGCCCAGAACGACATTGATTTTGCGTTCAAAAAGTAGTCTTTGTTCTTGCGCTTCTTGACCATCTCCCCTTCGGGGTCAAACACCGCGGCGCTGCCACGGAATGGAGCATCTAGGATTGGACGCTTCCCGGCTCGTTCCCGTTGCTCGCTGATCTGATTGGCATCCCCTCGAACGCCAGCACCAAGTCCATCCGCGTCGTAATCAAAACTTAGATATCCCCACTCGTCGCAAAGGTTGAAGGCGCGAATGACGGTGCGGTAAATATCCGAGCCCTTCCCGGACCATGACTGCAAATGTTCAAGCAGCACGCCATGCCGGCCGGCGAAAGCATTGCGGTCAATGCCCTCGTCCGCCACATCGAGGCCGGCATATTTGTTTCCGGTCGGGGTGATGCCCAACTTTAAATGCGCACCGATGGCGGCCTGTACCCAGGCAGAAGGAATTAAAACCCCTTCAATTGAGGCCGAATAATCGCAATCCACTTCTTGTGCGACGACGACGGGCGAGAGAGTGTGAACCTGCTTCGCGTACCACTCCGGCCCTTTGCGCAAATCATCGCGCCAGCCGAAGGAAAAGATGGGGATGTTTCCGGAAAAGCGTTTTTGCGCGAAGGGATTCCCCATCCCGTTCGGCGTGCTGACGTCTTGGCGGCAATTTGTCGTCATGGAGAGAGAGGCGTCGATTAACTGCGGCCGCTCTAGAAACGCTGCTTCGTCAACAAAATAAATACCAGTGCGATCGCCGCGCCCAATCCCGTCACCACTCTCGCCGGTCATCGCCGACCCTGATCCTGGAAACAGAATCCTCATATGCGGCGCGTGCCGCTCGCGAGTCCAACCGTCGAGGAATTCCGCGGGGAGGCGCGACAAAAAGAATCGCGCCTTTTCGAATAGCGACTTCGGCGAGCCGATTTCGTCGACATAGATCTCTTTCCGAGATCCGAAGCCCACGACCATGCCGCGATGGAAGAGGCAAAGAGTCGCGGCGAGACAAACCGTGAGCCAGGACATGCCGGATTCGCGGCTCTTTTCTGTGAGCCCGGGTTCTCGATTGCGCCAACGCTCAATAACCCATTCGATCCACTCGACCTGCCGCGGGAAGAGGATGAAGGGAATATCGGTCGGTAGCCCCCGCTCAACATTGCGTGGATCGAAGGTCCAACCGAAGTCCGAGATGAAATCGGCCGGGTGATCGCGGTAGTGCAGCTTCAGCGCGGGCAATACTGCGGGATTGGCACGTAAGCGCAGGAGCCGCTCGGTGCGCGCGGCGATCACGGGGAGATAGTCGGGGTTTTTGAAGTTGAAGAGCATGTGCTTTACTTCCCCGCCAACTTCTCGAAAAGGCTGACGACGTTGTTTGGCTCGTCGGGCGGGGCGTCGCGCGGCGGATCTACAGCGGCCTTTGCGGGCGGATCGCTCATCGGCTGCGGTTCAATAGTCGCCTCCGGCTTTGTGGGCGCGGCGATCGCCGCAGGGGATTCAAAGCGCAGCGAGCCGATGTCAATTTCCGTGCCGGACATCAGTTGCTGATAAACTCGCGCGGCTTCGGCTGCGTCAGTGATCGGCGCGTCGTGCCGGGCGAGCGGGGAGCCGTTAGCGCCGGTCAGTTCCGTCCGTTGAAGTTTGGGCAAGCAAAATTCAGCCACTTTCACCAGCAGCTCCAACGCGGCCTTTGGATTTTTCTTAGCGACTCGATCAATCCACGTTTGGGCGAACGCCGCGTTATGATCCAGGAAGGCCGCGAAAAGCTCGCGCGCACTGGCGGTGATTTTATTCGGCACGCCGGGACGCCTTCCCGGGGAGCGAGGGGGTTTGCGCGGGGGCATAACGCGCGGCTCAGGCGGTTGCCCGGTCCGCGGCCGGTACGTCGCGGCCGTACTTCCGCTCAAGCCGCCATTTCAACGCCGCCGCGACATCGGATTCAGAAAATTGGCGCCAACCGGAATCCGAGCGCGAGGGCGCGATCACTCCGCCCGCTTCCAGCACTCTCATCGTCGCGGTGGTAATGCCGGTGCGCCGAATGAACGTGCCGGTGCCGAGTTTCTGTTCAGTCATTGAAGTACCTTCCGAAAGCGAATTGCCTATCGGAAGGGTGCGGCCGAAGCAGCACCGCGGGAAACACCAAAACGCGCGCGAGCTAAGCTGACGCGCGAAATAATTAGGGAAGCGGTTTCTGCAGGATCTTGCGCACTTGTGACGGGCTCAGCTTTTCATCCGCCGCAATGTTCTTCGGCTTTATGCCCACGGCGACGGCGGCCTTAATGCGGCGGTCGCGCTCAATGTTCTTAGTCGTGCGCGCGGCGGCGCTCGCCGCACTGCCTTTCGCGCGGGCGCGCTGAGCTGCTTGCGCGTGCGCTTCGTCGGCCGCGGTCAGGGCGCGCTTGTGCGCCTCAACAAGGGGCACTACGGCGGCCGTTACGTGCGCGGTCGGATTCTTCGCCCAATGCTCAGCGTTCCCGGCGTTGATCGCGCGGAGCTGGGCTTGCAGTTCTTCCTTAGTCTTCATTCAGCGCTCCTCGGGTCGGTACGCGACACCTTGCAGGGCTACCGGACGTGGTGCAGGCGCGGCGAACGGCCGAAACTGTGGGCCTAGGCCGGGCGTAGGTCGCCGAACGCGCCTTCAGCGCGCGAGCATGGACCTGACGGCGGACGGAACGAACTCCTTGCCCGCGCTGCTGACGTGGCCCTGGGCAGCGAGTAGCGCAGCGATCTCTCGGTACGAGCGGCGCTCGCCGCTGCGGGAGTTTTTGCGGTGTAGGCTGCGGGCCAGATTCACCGTCTCCGGGCGGCGCTCGACGTGAGACTTGCGGCCTTCGCACTTTCCATTCGCTGCGCGCTTGCGGTCGCGGGCGACCCGCAGCTTCAGCACGATGCTCGCCTTCTCGAACTCGCTCACCGCGCCGAGGATCTGCCGCACCATCGTCGCGGTAGGAGTTTCGTCGGTGAAGTGACTCGGTGCATCTACCGGGATCAGCTCGATTCCGCGCGCCTTCAGCAGAGCGTGGCCGGTGAGCTGGACCGCCAAATCCCGCGCGAAGCGCGAGGCGCTCTCGACCAGGATCACTCGCACATCGGCATGCCCGGCTAGGTACGCCAGCGCCGCGCGGAAGCCGGGACGGGCGTCTATCGGGTCGGCCCCGCTCACCGCCGCGTCGTAATAGGGCGGGAGCACGATGTCGTAGCTCGTCCGGCGAGCGTAGGCGTTGATCGCGGCCATCTGGCGCTTGTGGCTGTCCTTGTCCTCGCCGACATTCGAGGCGGAACTCGTCCGAAGGTAGGCGACGGCTTTGCGCTTCATGATAGTTACTTCCACTAATATAAACAGTAGCTTGTATTATCGCTCGTTTCTTATTCCGGAGAAAGCGAAACGTTTCTAGGCCGCCCGGGGAGCGCGGGCGACGCTGCCGCAGAAGCTTAGACTTGCACTCGGCTGTAGTGCGGATGCGCGCGCCCGACGCGTCAACTACGCAGTTTCCGCGAGGGCGCTCGCGTGCGTGAAGCGTACTTTTCCGTACTCTATTGGCGCGGTGGTGTGGCATCGACCTTTCGAAGCGAGGTCCAAGGTAGTTGAAAGGTAGATGACCATGCCGAGGCTTAATTCCCTGCGCCGCAACTACCTCATCTACCTCCTCTACCTTTATAAGAGAACAGTAAACAATGCTTACAGAGATAAAACGCCTCACGGCGTTCGCTCTACAACATGTCGGGCGATTTTTCCCCGAAAAGGTAGAAAAGGTCATTGAGGTAGCTGCCACACACGTTTCCCCGGGCAAAAATGCACAACTACTTTTAACCGCGAGGTCGCCGAGGTCGAAAGGTAGCTGGGCGCGCGTCTTCATCACATTTCCTTCACACCGCCCAAGCCGTCTTCGACGCCTTTACGAACGGCCTCTCGCAGGGTGTCGCGCTCAGTGCGCACTGCGCCCTGGTCCGCGTCCCATACGAACCCCCGCCCACCATTCTCCTTACTGAACTCTTTCCGGCATTGCTCCAGATCCGGAAAGACATAGACCTTAGTGGCGTTGCCGTTGCGGTCGGTCGCTTGTCGCTTGTGAACGCCCGGACACATTTTCGCGAGCCTCATGCCGAACGACGTTTCGTGCCCACGGCGCGATTCACCGCTAACCCCCGCGCTACGCGCATACTCATCAAATAAGTCCCCGGTCAATACTTCCGTCTTCCATTCGCCCTGCGTAGCAATCTGGCATCCGTCATTCAACCGCCGATACCAAAACTGCGTAACCGGCGTCATTGATCGGATCACTTGATCGAGCTTCGCATCGGTCTCGGGCGGCTTGCGCAAATTGACGCCCGACCGATCGTAGTTCAAAAGGTAATGCAGCAACGCCTCATGCCCGCCGTTTTTCATCTGCGTCGCGAGCGCGCCGAAGTACTCCGTGTCCTTTGCACGGGTATTCGCCACATCAAGCATGCAAAAGCGCCGGTCGTCCATCTCCGCAGGCACGACCCACTCTTTATTGCTCGCAATGATCAGCCGCGCGAAATTATCAACCCGAATTAAATCTTTGCCCTTGAACTCGATGGAGTGCGTGGGCTCGGTGATGAAAGCCTTCAACACACCTTCATGAGCTTTGTCGCCCGCGAAAAAACTTTCGTCGCAGAACACGACTAGCGCATGCGCCAGATGTGCGTTGAAGCGGCCGACTAAATGCTCAGACTTGGTGACATGTTGAAAATGGGCACGACTGACGAGGTCGCCGAGAATCCGTGCGAAGGTGCCCTTTCCAACTCCTGACGCCCCCCGTAGCACGATGGATGTGCCCGGTCGGTCGCAAGGGTTTTGAAAGAGATCGGCGCACCATGCCATGACAAATTTATAGAGCGTCTCGTCGCCGCAACAAATGATGTCTTTCACGAGGGCTAGGAAAAGCGAGCAATCGCCCGGTGCGGGTGTGACGCCGAAGCCTTTCCAAAGATTGTAGACTCCGGGGGCGGTTTTTTCGGGGGCAAACACAACGCTTTCATATTGTCGTCGCTGCCGCTGCCGCAGCCACCATGCTCCCATCAGCCGTTTGCCGACAAAACGGTTAGAGTACCAATTCTTCAAATCCTGAAAGCTCGACAACGTAAATGCGCCCCCGGCGGCCTCAGTCAGCACGACCGTTCGACCGCTCCAAATTACAACCGCGTGCTTTGCGTTCAACTCCTCCAATGCTGTGTTCTTCTCGTTAGTCAACGCCTCCCGAGCCGCGTCAATCAAGCTCCGCACCGCCTCTTCGAGATCAGGGCAATCTTTCGTGGCGGGGTCCTCTCTGAGGAGATCAATGATTTCGGCGTCTTCCTTTTCCTCGCGCACGAGCTTGCGGACTTTTGTGCGCATCTTTTTCCAGGTCGGATCCGTAGCCACAGCAATTACCTCGGGGAGCGTTGCTTCCGGTTCAGCGCTCATTGCTCGGCCCTCTGGCTGGCGCGTTCAGCCCGCAACTCTAGTAGCCAGCGGTGCACATCCGCCAGCCGCCGCTCATCACAGCAGCCGTGGTAGCACTTAAACCAGCCTTCGAAGTCATTCGCGTCGCCCGGCTCCATGAGATACGCGCCACTGTCGGCCGGGTCGGAGTGTTCATCTATCCAAGGACACCGCACCTCATGCCACCCGGCGTGTGTCTCGCGCTTATACATATCGAGCAGTGAGAACGCTTTGAGCAATGCGGCGAAACGCCGGTCAATACCCGCTCTGAGTGCGGGCGTGAGTTGTATGGCGGCGCGGGCGGATTCGGGCGGGGCAGTTAAGTCCAGCCCGTAGGCGGCGGCGATCTGTTTTATCGTGTAACGCCGCGCGGGTTCAAATTCGATACACCGCACCCGCCACGGGTGCCCGTCCTGAGCGTATTTGGCTTTGCCATTAATGCCGACAGGCAATCGAGCGACGCGATTGACACCCGCCATGCCGGTGTCTTTCCCAATCAGGCCATGCGTTATCAACTGCCCAATCAATCTCGCGCACAGCGCGCGGTCGTGTGCGTCGGCGTCCTGCGTGATGAAATAGTCGGCTTGGTGGTTGTCGCGCGAACTCTCGATCAATGCCGACGGCGGCAGCTTCAATTTGTTCCAAGGAATCTTGCTGCCCAGCCCCGTCCCGATATCGTCAATCATGATCAGCCGCTGCGCCGCGTGCAGCGCGGTCGTCCGTTCCCATCGCTCGCCTTGCGCATTGGGGTGGAAAGTGCAGCCCGCGACGTAGTTGTTGTGATCGCGCGCGATCCGCTGGGGCAGGCGCTCGCCAGGAACCCAAGGCGCTGCCGCGGCTCTAAAATTACCTGGATCGCCCGGAAACCCAACACACAGCGCATGAGTTCCGGGATCGATGTCGCTGAACACCGCCGCTAGGAATTGTTCATTGCTTATGCAACCGGGCACCTGGCCAAACGTGCTTGTGCCGGCGGCACCCGGGTTCGTGGCATCGGTGTTCAACACGGCGCTCATGTCGCACCGCCTTTGGCGGAGCAGGCCGCCAAGAGCTTCACAAACGCCGCATCGACGAGGTCACGGTCACAGTCCAGCAGCCGCAAAGCGATGCCGGATTCATTGCGCAGTGGGCGTTCGCATTTGATGCCGCAGTGGAACGCGGCACAGAGAAAATCGCCGACCTGAACGCCGCTGTGGTAGTCGAATTCGAGCGCCTGCGACCAGCGCCGCGCAAAATAGGCGAGCCGCCCGGCGGCGGCGCCCCAGGGGACTTTGGCGTTCCCGCAGGGGCCAAATTTAATAAACGCTAAAGCGACCGCGACGCCTTCGCGGTTCAGCGGCTCTGGAGCCTCACCACTAGGTGCGAACCCCGCGCGCCAGAGGCCCGGGAATTTTTTGTTGGCGGCGGTGATTGCTGAAGCGGCCGCCTTGAGCAGCGACCCGGGAATCTTGACCATAAAGGCTCCTTGCGTGCGAGGTCCTTAACCTCGCTTGTGTTGACGGGTGCAAGTTATTGATTGCCTTTATGGGGTTGACGATGTACGTCATTCGGACTGTGTGTGCTTGCTGTGCGTCTTTTCACGCACGCGCTGCGGGCTTCTTCGATGCGCTGTTCTGCTTCAGGCCCGGCAGTGCTTCCACCTCCACGGTACCGTCGCGGGATGCCTCGATGCGTTTCCAAACCCACTGCAACACCTCGGCTTCGATCCAGCCGGAAGCGCGCTTGCCAATTTTTACGCGACGGGGGAAGTTGCCTTCGCGTTCAAGAACGCCACGGCGGGAGAGCTTCAGTCCTGTGACGTGGTACACCTCTGGATCGCGCAGGATGCGGACGGGCATCGGCGCCAGTGCAGGGCGGGGCGGCGGAGTCTTATTGGCCATCGGCGGTCTCCTTTTATAGACGCGCCCCCGCCGCCGCCCAATAAAAAAGGCCGCGACCGGGAGCGCAACAAATGCGCTGCCTATCGCGACCTTGCTTTATAAGGGTGCCCCGTCGCTTTGGCGCCGTGCCGTTATGTGAGCCGGCGCCCTGGGCTTTTCGTACACCGTTTAGGCGGGTTCGAGCCCGCTAACGTCGATTTAAAGTATGCCTGACGAAGTGACTTTAATTGACAACTATAAACCGTGTAAAAACATTCGTTTGCACGCGCTTTTCGTTTTAAGCGCGTTTCGCGCGCTTCTTGCCCACGACTTTTTTGTCGCCCGCCCGCAGGCCGTCGAGGTAGTCCGCCCACGCTTGCATCATCTTGCGGCGTTCGCCGAGGCGCTGCGCCTTGTTATATGCGGCGCGCACCTTGTTGCGTTCCGCGTGGGCGAGCTGCAGTTCAATCAGATCGGGGTGCCATCCTTGCTCATTTAACAAAGTGCTTGCGGTCGTGCGAAATCCATGGCCAGTCATTTCTTTCTTCGAATAGCCGAGACGGCGGAGCGCGGCGTTGATCGTGTTTTCTGAGATGGGTCGGACTTCCGACCCCAGCCCTGGGAAGGTCAATTCACCGCCGCCGGTATGCACCTGCAGCTCGCGTAGGAGCGCGACTGCCTGACGACTGAGCGGCACGATGTGCATCTCCTTCATCTTCATCCGCTCCGCCGGCACTCGCCACACGGGCTCGGCGGCATTGAGGTCGAACTCCGACCACTTCGCCGCGCGCAACTCGCCGGGGCGGAGGAAGACCAATGGCGCTAGCCGCAAGGCGTGCGTGGTCGCGGGTTGCCCCTCGTAGCCGTCGAGCGCACGCAGCAGGGGGCCGATGGCCTTAGGGTCGGTGATTGCGGGATGGTGCGTCACGACGACCGCGGCGAGCGCGCCGCGCAGGTCCGCGGACACGTCGCGCTCGGCCCGCCCGGTCGCAATCGCGTATCGCGCGATCCGGCTAAAAATGGAACAGACCCGATGGGCGGTTTCGCGGGTGCCGCGCGCTTCGATTCCTCGCACTACGGCCAGTAGCTCCGGGGCGGTGACGCTGGGGAGTGGGCGGCTGCCGAAAGCCTTGTAAAGGGCGCGCAGCTCTCCCCCGTTCTTTTTACGCGTGGAGGGCGCGAGGTGCGTCTGCTTCGCGAACCATTCCTCGGCCAGCAGCCGAAAGGCCCCGCCCACAGCTGCCTTCGCGGCCTTACGCTCCGCGCTCGGATCGATTCCATCGGCCAGCAGCTTCCGTGCGTCGTCGCGCTTTTCGCGCGCACGCTTCAGTCCCACATCGGGGAACACACCGAGCGCGAGCGCCTTCTCGACTTTGTTGTGCCAGTACCGGAAGCGCCACAGACGCGCTCCGTTGGGCTTAACGAGGAGGTGCAGCCCCCTCTTGTCCATGACCTTGTAGGGCTTCTCCTTCGGCCTCGCGGCCCGGACGGCGATTTCGGTCAGCATAGCGCGGTACCCCGGTTGCGGCGGGATACCCCGGCCGGGTACCCCTGACGAAAGTATGCCTGTACGCGTCCGTTAAAGCTCGTTCTCGGCGCCATAATGCCGAGAATTATGAGTATTTCATCTCCTAGTCGGCTCGCAAAGGCTTCTATTCACGATATTTACGCTACGTTAGGCGTGGAGAGACTTAAACTACAGTGGTTTTATGATTTTTACGTCCGTTAAAAACGGCTCTTTTGGTGCCGGCTGCAGGAGTCGAACCTGCGACCCCATCATTACGAATGATGTGCTCTACCAGCTGAGCTAAGCCGGCACGGATGCGCGAGAAGGCGCGAGTCTACCGTTTT